GACGGGATCGAATGGAGGGGCTTTGCGCTGATCGCACTCGACGAATTCAACGCACTCCGCCAGTGGGTATCGGCACTCAAGACGCAGGTCTCGTTGGCGTCGTCGCTCGCCGACTTCAAGACTCGCGTTGGAACGCTCCCGACGATGCCGGATCGCACCATGCTGCAACTCAAGAATGCCTATACGAGCCACGTCGACGCGGGCGACGGCGACTGATGATCACGGTCACCGCCAAGTTCGACACCGGCCTCAAGAGCTACATCAACGGGGTCTACCGGCGCGCCACCGACAAGAAGAGGCTCCTCACTAGGGCCGGCAAGCTCTACGTCGGGACCATCAGCCCCCAGATCTTCCTTCAGCGTGGTCTCGGCTGGAAGTACCCGCTGATGCGGACCGGCATGCCGCTACTCGACACGGGCCCGCGGAGCTCCAAGTCCCTGGCGAAGTCGATCGAGTTCGAGGTGCCGGGGCCGACGCTCATCATCGGCTCCCGCGACAAGCGAGCCGGCGTCCACAACGGTCAACACGGTGACCCGTTCATCGTTCGCCCGCGGCGACGGCGGTGGCTCACGGTGCCGGACCCTCGGTTCTTCACGAGCGCAAAGCAGATGCGCGAGGCCAAGGCCAGCGACTGGATGGGGGCTGGCGGAGGGCCCAAGGCCTTCTTCATGGAGAAGGGCCCCCAGGGAACCGGCATCTACATGAGGAAGCCCGACGCGCGCACCACCAAGGGCTACCGGCTGGTTCACCTCTTCTGGTGCGTCAAGGAAGTCCACATCCCGGCGCGCCCCTTCCTCTTCTGGACGCCGGGGATCCTCCGGCAATGCACCGCGGCGATGGTCGACTACATCGCTCGCGGCCCTCGCGCAGGAACACCATGAGCCAGATCGACGAGCAGCGTGCGGCCATCATCGCCGCCCTCCAGGCCATGAGTGCCACGACTGGAGTGGTGTCCGAGGACGTGAGGAGTTCGGCGGCTGTCGAGGACGTCTGGGAGCTCGCCACGAAGCCCAAGATGATCTTCGTCGTCTACGGTGGGCTCGAGCGCGGGCCCGCCCTCCAGCCCCTCGGCAACAAGCTCTGGACGCCGGCCACGCTTCACTGGGTCATCGTCCCGGTCGTCCAGAGCTACCAGAACTCCACGTCCGCCAACACCACGACCGGCGGGGCGGACTCGATCGTCGAGGCCATCCGGGCCATCCGGGACGTTCAGGTGGGGCCAACGAGCCAACCGAAGACGTACCTGATGCTCGCGGCAGAGCAACTCATCACGCCGCCGGATCGTCCGGCTCGCGGCGGGCCCGCGGGGTACGCGGCGACCTACAAGACCACCCAGATGTTCGTTTAGGAGGTACCAAGCATGGCAACCGTTCCCCCGATCGGGGCCAACTCCGCCATCTCGTTCCAGCTCGAGACCACGTACGGCTCCGACCCTGGATCCCCCGCCGGCACCAAGATCGGCGTGCTCGCCGGGTCCGGCATCGGGGCGACTCAGGCGCTCGGCGAGAACATGCTCCTGCGGAGCAACCCCAACCTCGCCGACTCGATCCTCCTCCGGAAGGACGCCTCCGGCAACATCAACACGTACGCCACGCTGAAGGCGTTCCCGCACCTCGCGAAGTTCGCCCTCGGGTCGATGGCGTCCTCCGGCTCGGTGGGCAACTACGTCCACACGGCCAAGATCGCGGCCGGCGCGATGCCCTCCTGGACGGTCGAGCACAACTTCGACATGGCCGGAACCGACCAGTGGTTCAAGTCGAACGGCGTCGCCTGCGACAGCTTCAAGCTCTCTGGCGGCGTCGACAACTTCGTGATGACGGACCTCCAGTGCATCGCGGCCAAGACCACGAACACCACGTCGGCCCTCTTCTCGTCCCCTACCGACCTCACGAGCGACACGCCGATCCACGGTCTTCAGGTCGCCAGCGCCGACCTCAAGCTCGGCGCGGCCGGCTCGCTCTCGGCTTTCGCGGACCTCCTGAGCGTCGACATCACGGTCTCCCACAACCTGGACCGGAACGACTACCGGATGGGGCAGGCCGGCATCAGGTCGAGCGCCCCGCGCAGTCGCTCCAAGGTGACCGGCACGCTCAAGTTCATGTACGTCGACACCACGGCGTACAACCTGATCGCTGGCGGGGCCGCCTGCGGCCTCGAGTGCAAGTGGACCATCGGAACCAACCAGTCCATCCTGGTGCGCGTCCCGCGGCTCTTCTTCACGCGGCGTGACCCGATCCCCGACTCCGAGTCCTCCATCACCCTGAGCGCCGACTTCGTCGCCGCCTACGACACCACCGACACCACGTCGATGGTGATCGTGACGAACAACGATCAGGCCGGCACGGTTTACTAGCGAGCCAGCGAACTAGCCGCCGGGTCGTCGGCCGCCAACTCCGGCGACCCGGCACTTCGTCAACCAGCAACCCACCAGGAGACACCCATGTCCGAGACCTACAACACCAAGGCCGCCAAGATCACCGTCGCGCCGATGACACCGCGGGCCGCCGCGAACGCCGCGAAGTCGGTCAAGAAGCAGGGCTTCATCATCGTGGCGCGGGACTCGAGCCTCGACCAGGACCTCGCGTTCCAGCTCGCCCTGGCGAACGCCGTCCTCGAGGACGTGACCCTCCACGACGGGACCGGCCTCAACCCTGCCAAGCGGCTCGAGTGGCTCGAGAACACGCCCGGCGCCATCGCGTTCGTGATCACGAAGTCCTCCGAGCAGGGGAAGGCGCTCGAGGCCGAACTGGAGCTCGACGAAAAAAACTCGTAACGGCGGCGCGAGCTACGTGGGAGTGGCTGGATAGGAAGTCGCGCTTCGCCGATGACTGCCGGAACTGCAAGCTCCTAGCCGCCAAGCACGGCAAGGAGTGCATGCAGGGGCCGACATGCGTTCAGGAGCTACGCAACCCCCAGCCACCCGCAATGCGTGGCTCGATTAGGGCCGCCGAGGCGCTACGCCTGTTCGAGGCCTGCCGGAAACGCTGGACCTACAGCTTCAACGGGCAGGTCGGTCTCGACATCTGCCAGGTCGAGCGCGTCGCCGACCTTGAGGGGCTCGACTTTCGGGAACTGTATCCACTCGTCATCGCGCTCGAGGACGCATGGCTCGCGCTTATGGACGAGAAGCGTCGCGAGGAAAAGGCGCGGGCCGATGCCAAGGCCGCAGCAGCCAAGCACCAGAAGAGGTGACCTGTGGCCGACTACAAGGCTCTCATCACGCTGGACCTCGACGGCAACGCTGCCGCCGGGGTCCAGAACGTTCTTAACCAGGTAACTTCGCTCGGCAACGTCCTGCGGAACCTGCCGGGCCTCGCCGCGACCGCATTCGGCCTGAACGAGCTCGCAGACGGCGCCAAGAAGGTCTACGACGCCGGAATCAAGATGAACGCCATGCTCGAGACGTCGGCGCTCGGCATGGCATCGCTCTACGTCTCGATGGGCGAGATCTACGACCAGACGGGTCGTAACGTGAAGGGCATGGAGGCCTTCAACGGTGCCCTCCAGATCGCCAAGGAGACCCAGCAGCGTCTCGTCGAGGTCTCGATCGCTTCCGCTGGCGACGCCAAGGAAGTGATCAACATGTACGAGCGGATGTACGCCGGAATGGCGACCGCCGGCACGAAGTCCAAAGACGTTCAGTCGCAGATGGTGAAGTTCACGGCCACCATCGCGAACATGGCCGGAACCCTGCAGTGGCCGTTCGAGACTGTGGCTCAGCAGATGAACAACATGCTGCTCGGGATCGGTCGAACCCAGTCCCGTGTTGGCGGCCTCCTCAAGAGCCTCGGCGTCACCAAGGAGATGATGGACGGCTGGCGCGAGCAGGGGATCCTCCTGGACAAGCTCCAGGAGAAGCTGAACGCTTTCTGGGAGAAGGGGCCCCTGCTCGAAAAGACGTGGCAGGCCACCTTCTCGAACATGACGACGGCCTTTGGCCTCTTCTCGGCGGAGCTGACGAAGCCCGTCTTCGACACCTTCAAGTCCTACATGAACAACGCTATGGATGCGTTCATGACCCGCACGAAGGACGGCGGCCGGGCCCTCAACGAGGACATCGCGCAGAACTTGCGGGTGATCGGCATCACCATCGAC